TTCTGTTTCTGTCGCTTCGTAACTTTGATATAGCGTTACTTCAAAAGTGTTGTTTTGTAATGAAGTTATCGAACCTGCGCCGTACTTGCGAGCAATATCTCCGAAACTTGTAGTTTCTAGCTGCTCTAATGTGTACGTAAGCACGGCACTAGTAGCCTGGTCCGTAAGATTTACCGCGTTGATAGTTAGCGCTGGTGAACTTAAATAAACTGAAGTAGCCATATTGGGTTAGTCCTTGTCTGTTTCTGTATCTTTAGTTTTAGCAGATTTTTTAGGCGTATATGTGGATATATGCCCGCTATCTATAAGCACGTCAATATTTATACCGGCTGCTTCTAAATCGTTGCCGTCTAAAATATCGCCGCGTTTACAATTAGCGAACCTATCACTAGTAACTATGTATTGTGCCATATTGTGCCTTTACTGGGTTTGTGCTTGCATTGTTATAGTTAAATCATAGGCGGGATACGCTACGCCGCCTACTAATGCTTCTGTAGGCCTGCCGTCTGTTACGCCTACGTTTGCGCCTAAGACTTTGCTAGCCAGGTTTAATAGGCTGCGTTGCGCGTCTAGGTTGCCTGGTCCTAACGTTATTACGCGTACTGGAAACAGCATTTTTACTATGTTTGCGTTAAACGCTTCGAAGCTGGGCGCGTCTATAAAAGCGCAGGGCGGTACAAGGTTACGCGGGTCGTTTACTACTTGTAGGCCTGTAACGCCTTCAAGTGTTGTAGTTAAGTTTGTTAGCGCGGTATTGAACAGGTCAGTAAAGTTTTGGGGCATTACGCAACCGCTGGCCTATCCACGCCTAACAGCTGTTTAATCATTGGTGATAGGCCCATAGTGTTACCTGTACCTAAACCGTCAAAACTAGCAAAATCTGTTACGCCGCCGCGTTGACGATAAAGCGCCCCACCATACATAATCGTTCCCAGACTTACCGAACCATTTGGCACGCTTGTAAGGCTTTCGTTTTTATAGCCTGCTTCCTGCCTTCGACGATACGCAAAACTATTAGCAGCCAAAGCGCAAGTAGTTAAAAATGCTGTATCAGCTGCAGTAGCTGTACCGATACCTAGCCAGTCTTCTATTTGTTGCGCTGTAATCCACGTACAAACCGGCGTCGTGGTTAGTGTGCCGGTTGCGGCCACTATGTTTACGTTGTCAGCTGTTTTAGCGTAAAGCACCTGATTAGCGATAGGTAGTTCAATGTCGTAGAGTAAAAAACCTTCTTCGTCTACGCCTGTGAAATAATATTGCGGTAAAGCAAATACGGTATATGTACCGTTAAAAGTTGCGTCAACACTTGCGATAGTTACGCTTTGCCCTACTTCTAACGGGTCAGCGTTAGTAACTAAAACTATTACTGCGTAGTTATCGGTTAAGTATTTTTGTTTGACCGAATAGACGGCCATAGCTGGCCTACCTTTCGGCTATTAGACGAACTTAACGAACTTAGTAGCGTCAGCCATAAACCCGGCTGCGTAACCTCTGAACGCAATAGTGCGGCCCAATGTTGCAGGTACTTCAACGCTAATTGCGCCTTTTTGCTGTTCGTAAAACTCGAAGCCTGCAGCTGGTCCGGCTGCGTGGCCCATAAACGAACCTGGGGCGTTTTTGTCAACTACAAGCACAAGGCCTAGCGGGTTGCCGTTCCAAGTGTTAGCGGCCGCGTTACCTGCTGCGTTTTGGCCCATTAAATTTGGTGCGCCTGTGTATGGAAATACTGGGCGGTTTTGGTCATCTACTGACGACGAAAGCGCAGCCCAGCTAGTAGGCGTTATAAACAAGTGGCTAGGCAAATAGTTTGAACTTTCGCTAATTTGTCGCGCACCGTCGTAAATTGCTGCTACCCAGTCCGCACCTACTGCAGTGTCTGCAATAGAAGATGTTTGTGTAATTGCAGCGTGGCAAGTATCTATTGCGTAGTTGTCAGTTGCCTGACCGTAAGCAATAGCTAATTGGTTCAAAATAATGTCAATGCTTGCAGGGTCTGAAAAATCTAAATCCTGTTCGGACACTGTAACAAAAGTACCAAACGACAATTTAGAAATGTCATTGTTTTGAACTACAACAGTCGAAGCGTTTAGCTGGTCAAACTGTGCGGACTGTTGCGTAACTACTGGCCGTGTTGTAATTTTTGGCCTGCGAAACGTTGCGCCTTGCTGTGGCATAGCGCGCGTACCGATAGCAGTAACAAAAGGGCGCACTGGGTTAAGTCCGTCGTATACAGAACCAGTAATAATTTCTGGCAAAATACCTGGGGTACTTTCAGTGTTAATAAATGGTGCGACGCCCGGCGCTGCTTCAATTACTGCTTGCTTAATGTTTGCGTTCATCTGTGCAAAATCTGCACCGCCGCGAACGTAGCTAGCAATATATTCAGAAGTGCTAGGCAAACGAAGTTTACGCGGTTGCGCGTAAATTGTGTGAACGGCTGCAGCTTCTACGGCTTGTGGGGTTTCTGTTTCCATTTTTTTTACCTCTTGTTCTGGGTCTTGTTTACTATTTAACACTACTTCATCTTCGTTTTGGTGGATACTGGCCGCTACGCGTTCTACTTTAGCGGCTTCAAAAGCGCCGAAAGGTAGTAGGCTTAATTCTTGCCAGTCAGCTTTGGTTACTACCATTGTGCCGGCTTCGTCAAAACTAAATTCGACTGGCAAAATACCTACGGAAACGCTATCTAGTACGCCGTCTTTTGCTAGTTGTAGTGCTTCGTCGCCCTGACGCGTTTCGCTTATGCGGGCTTCAAATAGCACCGTATCGCCTACTACTTCACGGGCCGTTACCAAACCTATTGGCTGGGTTGCGTCGTGATACATATACATTTTAGGTTTCTTGCCTTCAAGTGGCAAACTGCCAGCTTCAAAGCGTACTTTTTGGCCGTCGCTTACTACAGCTTCTACGCCGTATTGCAAAGCAACGCCCGCTAATGTTCTTCTTGGCAGCGTGGCACTAGCGGGCGCTGCGTCTAAATTTAATTCTTGCGGCGTTAATCTAAGCATTATTAACCTGCGTTTCTTGTACTAGTTCTTCTTCTTCTTCTTGCATTTCGTAACTTTCTAAATAACTTTCAATGTCGAACCTTACTACGGTCCCGCGCGGTAAAACGTTATTAGCGCTAAGCGTTTCTTGTATGCAATCTATGTACGGCTTAACGCCAAACTTGTATAAATCGCGCGAAGCTTCTGCGCTGCTTACATAACTGTAGTTACCAATACTTACAGAAACTAAATAGGCGGGTACGTTTGCAATACGTGCGATTTCTTTTGCCTGATATTCGGCGGCGTCAATAAGTAGCATTTTGTCCGGCGTTGCCATATTGGGTATTACTTCTACAAATTCGTTAACAGCGCTTGTAGCAGAAGCAAAACGTGCTTCGTCGTAGGCCGCTGCTAAATCGCGTAATTCTTGCGGCGACATAGGTTCGCCGCCCATTTGCCGAAGGGTAACGGCTGGCTGCAAACTGCTTGCGTTGCGGTTGCGGGCCTGTTCAAGTTTTAGCGCCGTATCTACAGAAGTTGCGCCGGTATAAATTAGGCCTTGTATTGGGCTTAAAAATTGTACGCAATCTTCCCAGCGAATAGGTAAACCTTGAAACAATATTTGTTTAGACGGCCCAAACCATACGCCGCTACTTTGTGCTTGGTCTTGCGTTGTAACTATTGCGGCAGGCAGACGCGTAAAAGAACTTGGGTAGCCCGTGCTATCGCGTTCGGTTATGTACCAAAATGCGCGACCATAAAATAATAAATCATCTAACGTAAAACTTAGAATAAAGTTATTTGTTACGCCTTTGTCTATTCGCTGTAACCAGCTGCGCGGCGCTTCTGGCACTAATTCTAATTTTTCGCCGTTCCAGATTTCTTTAAATAATTCTAGTTTTAGGCAGCCGAGAACTGAACACATCAAATCTCGACTACGCGAAATAGTAGGCACTTGCATAAAGCGTTGGCGTTGGCTTCCGTCGCTGTAGGCGTAGAAGTTGCCAATTTGTGAAGCGCCGGCGTTACTACCTGCAGCCGCTTTTACTTGTTTAGCTGGTTCAGGTTTGCGCGCGAATAAAGCCATTGGGTAAGTATGCCACAATTTAAAAGAAATTTTGTGATAGGTAGCCGCCGCAGTCGTGAACCGAGAAAGTCTTAAAACTCGACGGCTACCCGCGCATTACCTTAGCCGATAACAAAACCTATATAGCGCCACGCGTGCTAACTATTAACGGTTTACCTATTGTTGAAGGTTTGCTAACCATACTTACAGCGAACACTAAACAGCGTGCTAGTTCTATTGGACCTGGGCTACGCAAACTAGACAAAGTTATAGCGCCCTGATTTTTGACGGCTACGGCGCGTTCTATGTGTTGCGCTAATAGCTGGCTTCCGTCGTGCCTTACTTTGCCTTCAAGTATTGCGGCCCTAGTGCTTACAGTCCAGCGCTGTAGTTCACGGTTGCCTACCATAGACGCGCGACGCGCAAACTTTGTAGGTAACGTCATTTCAAACGCAGGCGTAATAAGCAGGCGCGTAGTTTGGTCAACACAGGCCGCTTCTACAGCTTGCCAACATTCGGCTAACGTATCTTTAACAAACTCGACGGCTACTTGTATTTCGCCTTTGCTGTTTAATGCAGCCCTAACGCCCACATAGCGCGCTTCGTCTTGACTTTGCTCTATAGCCAGTACGCCGCCTTTAGGCATAGGGTCAGCTGTTACTAGTTTGTCAAAAACGCCCGGCTGTAGCCAGCCGTTAGCGCTAGCGGTCCAAATATTTACGCTGGACCGTAAAAACGCGTTACGGTTTGGCTGTTCAGCTTCTGACGCTATTACGTCTAGCGTAAGTGTGCTACCTATTGCCGGGTTTGCCTGTAGCCACGCTGCAGGCGTCATAGGGTCAATGTCGCTTGCCGGTGAATATTCGGCAAAGTAAAGCGACGTAGTTTTTTTTTCATCTATTGCCCGTAAACCCTGTTCACGCCATTTTTGAAATTCTGTACTGCTTTCGTCGCCTGCCGTAGAAGTCATAAACAGAAGCGGGCTACGCCGTGTACGCATAGTAGGCAAGATACCCACGCTGACAGAATCGGGGGATACTGCCCAAAGCTCATCTATGCAGCATAAATCGCTTGTAAGCCCGTGAAATGAAGTGGGCGTAGCAGCACGAACTAGCCAGCGTGTACCGTCTGGCAAATTGGCTTCGTTACGGCCTGCAGCCCAAGTCAAAATAGCGCCAAACTCTTTTTCTAATATTGGTGCTAACCGTTTAAATAGTTCTATAGCTAATTGTAAATTATGCGCTGTAGTAATAATCGTTTGAGGTTCATTTCGAAGCTTTGGCATTTCTGTAGCCCAAAAACCTACAAGGCTGGCTAACAAAATGCTTTTACCGTTTTGACGCGCAACACTAACTAAGCCCTGCCGGTGCAATAAGTCGCCGTCTGCATTATGTGCTAGCAAACCCGTTGCAACGTGATATTGCCAATCCATTAAATTAACGCCTAAATACTCTTGCGCCCACAACTGCACGCCGTCAGCCAAATAGCGGCCTTCACGAACACAAACAGTTTCTAAACGTGGCCGAGATAAATCTGCATAGTTATACATTTGCTGGTTCTGGCCAGTTCCGTCTGAACCTTGCTGGTTCTGGTCTAATCCGTTTTCATCGGCTGTAAAACCCTTATAAGATAAGGATTTAGGTGCG